TAATTCGCAAATGTATCCATACGGTTGTGTACGATATATTCCCACGATAGGTACGGTCAAGCAACTTGTTGTGGTGAGGTGTCTCGATAAAACAGAATGTTATGATGTGCAAATTAAATGGGATGTTTGCACCGAAAAACTGTACAATATTTATGATACCGAACAAGGAATTGCGGATAAATATCCCGTAGGTGGTCAGAAGACGGTATTTGTTCCAAAACACTCATCTGTAGCGTGTACAAGCAATACATGGGAAATTGGAGTGTCGCTGCCAGTTTCTGGTGTATTTTTCATTTCAGTTGGAGGTACATCCGTATTGGTATTCATTGTGTGGTCATTGTGGGGTGGTGCTCATTGTGGTTGCACAACCAATTAAATCATGACACCTCAGCTCTTTGCACAAGCATCAGCACACATCAACATTGCATCTGCTACATCATCCCGTTTGGCCTGTGAACGAAACCATGTAGTCCATGCATCATTTCCTAATACACTTAACAAGGTCTCAACACGCGCAATTCCTGCAATCTTACGGGCGCCTTTGTGCTTTTTACCTGCTGCGATTGCATCCCCTGCAGTTTTGCGACCCGCATGAACAAAATCGACTGAAATTGTTTTATCTTTGACCATGTGATTGAGCCTGTGGCTAACAAGCGTAAACAACATGATTTGAATTGATTTCATCTTTGGCGCAAATGTACACGGCTGATTTTCCATAAGTACGTGATCCGCTTTTGCTAAAAACGGTAGTTCGGCATCTAAACAGGTTTCCATTCCCGCAAGAATTGTCTGAAGCGATTTATCGCCGGATTTTGGTGGTGTATACGGCATTAAAAAGGATTCAGCTGCTTTGGCCATAAGAGCCGTTTTTGACATGAGCTTAACACCCTCAAGTCCGTGTTTTATTCCCCATGTGCGCCAAGCATTCACGGTGTTCCCAGACAAGTCGTTGACTGGAAATGTAGGAAAACCCCCAGGCTTTTTGGCACACCGTTTGCAAAACAGGATGTTGTCAGGTGTGTGTTTCCATGATGCTGGCCCCCCGCAACCACAACGGGTTAATGTTTGCGAATCTATACCGCCTGCAAGCAAATTTAAATTACTCCAACGCAAAATATTCACCAGTGCACCACTTGCATCAAATTCTGCAACGCACAATGCGAGGTTTTTAACTCCAATATCAAATGCTGCAATCGTGGGCATACGGTTTGTTTATCGTCAAGTATTTATGAGCATAAAAATTGACGCGATGCAATCATTTTGGCCTGAAATAGAAACCCGTATCGGAACCCGTTAGCACCCACGTTAGCACGTCAGAGTTTGAGAGTTCCGTACACCTTGTGGATACATACGTCGGAACCCGTTAGCACGTCGGAACCCGTTAGCACGTCGGAACCCGTTAGCACGTCGGAACCCGTTAGCACGTCGGAACCCGTTAGAAGCGCCGTTAGCACCAGGCCCACAGTATGTACTTTTTGCCTGTACTTTTTTGCCCGAATTGGGACCAAACGGATTTTAGCACGTCGGAACCCGTAGAACCGCCGTTAGCACGCCAGAACCTGTTAGAACCGCCGTTAGCACGTCGGAACCCCGTAAGCACCCACGTTAGCACGTCGAAACCCGTAAGCAATGAGAGTCGCTTAATCCCCACGGATATATTTGATTCTTTTATACCCTTTCAGCAGACCATGAACCCCTCAACAAATGCCATCATCAAAATCTGTAATTCGTGTTCATGATACAAATTGATGTTTGTGTGGGTGTGGTGTAACGGTAGTTGTAACGTTTGTTGTGATGATTGTTGTGATTGTAATGATTGTTGTGACGACGATTAGTGGGTGATTGATTCATGTCAATTATTTCCATAAAAGACAAAAATTGGGTTGATTCATGCGAGATTTGAACTCGCGACTACAGGTTCATAGGGCCCATGCTCTAACCACTGAGCTAATGAATCATTAAAAACCACAGAAACCCCATGTAGAATTCGAATCCACGACCCGCCGGGTAGAAGCCGGCCGCTCTATCCACTGAGCTAATGGGGCACACTCTTTGCAGAGAGTTTTTTTAGGGCGTCAATTTTGGGGTATTCACGCACCTAACATTTTTGCAACAGTCGTTCGAACACCAAACATTGCATGTAACACAATACCAAAAGCAAATGCGGTCACAACAGTCCACCCGTAAGACCATTCCATTCTCCATGCAACAAACAGAGCAATTAAAAGCGTCCCAACAACATCAAACACTGCAAGTCCAAGGAATCGCATCGAATGCACGCCTTTACCAGGCACACCTAATACATCACGATATTTCTCAAGTCCGAACATACCACCTACTAAGGTATCGTCAAAAATTACACACTCGGATAATACTCCCAATGCAAATCCTTACAAATCTTACGCCAAACCAATTCAACCTCGCACAATTTCTGTCTGGATTTCAATAACTGGAAACACGGTAAAAATTCATCCATTTCTAACAGTTGACACAATTTGTACAAAACATACGGATATGACATAAAGTTGGAACGAACTTTGGGGCAATATTTGATATATGCCGGCTGAATCTCTTTAAACATGTGTTGAAGTTTTTCAACGGTTTCATTCGACAAGGTTAAATGATTCATCCGTCGGTGCACTTGAATACGGATTTTCTGCGCTTGTTCTGTAAATTTCGACAGTTTCAAACGGTGTAAAATTTCACAAATCTTCTCTTTTGTGATTTTGCATGGGTCTGTAATGCGATTTGTTTTAAGAAATGCCATAATGGCGTCCAAAATGGTCTGCGGCACATCGACACTTTCCTTTTCTTGAAACTGCGATAACCACTCATTAAAATGATTGATTTTCTTATACGCAAAATACGAAACTTCCCGTGGAGGGTCCTTGTAGCTCGGTTTTTCAGAATCAATCAGGAAAAACACTTCATGTCCACACGATTGACAACCAATAGTCGCTTCGTTTTGCAAAAGTGTCATTTCAGTACCACATCGCGGACACTCATCCCACCCAGGAACAACGCCAGACCCTGGCATCAATCCTTTTTTAATGGCAGACGGGTCCACTACCGCCAAGAATTCTTCCAGGATTTTATCACGATTGTGACCGAAATGCGTTTCAATTACGCTTGCGCGCTTTGGTTGAGGTGGTAGTTCAGGCTCTTGACGGTCAATAACCTTTTCCTCCATGAAAAATCGAAGAATAGAATTTGCAGGCAATGTCGCACGCCCAGCAGCCTTACGTACTGGCCCCTTTACCGTAATATTGTCGATTGAATCCGCATACTCATTTAAAAATGCTCCCGCTTCCAGAAAATAATCCAAAACTGCGTCATTTGATTCAATTTTCGCGATTTTCTTTTTAAGCGCTTGAATCAAATCTGCAATCCTACGGTGCTCATCTTCCGACCCGCATGATTGCGATTCAAGTGTTGCAAGTTCTTCTTTAAGCGTAGGAAGTGACAACCGGATTTCGTCGAATTCGCGCATTTTGTTCCGATGATGTGCTTCCAAAGTAGTTGGCGTTTGTTTTTTCACGGGAGCCACCGGCTTGACTGGAGCAAGCAAAAGATCACGGATTGTCTTTGGTTCCATTCTACTTGATGACAAAGAAAATCCTTAGATTGCAACGCATGCGTTTGAAAACAAGTTCCCGACAAAAAACTCAACAGCCGTTAGAATGACATCGGGCGGATTGATGCAGCTTGTAGCATACGGTGCACAAGACGTGTATCTAACGGCAAATCCTCAAGTAACATTTTTCAAACAACTTTATCGTCGGCACTCGAATTTTGCAATAGAAGCTATTGAGCAATCATTTAATGGCGTGCCCAATTTTGGCAAACGGGTATCATGCACAATTGCACGAAATGGCGATTTAATTCACCGTATGTACTTTCAGGCAACGCTGCCTCGTGTGGATTTGAATGTGTACAATGACGGTTCAGGTTCTCAGTTTCGATGGCTAAACTGGGTTGGACACCTGTTGGTTCGCACAGTAACACTTGAAATTGGTGGACAACCGATTGATAAGCAATACGGAGATTGGTTGCACATTTGGAATGAGCTCACATGTCCATCCGGTAAACAGGGCGGCTATGCTGAAATGGTTGGTAATGTCCCGGAATTGGTTAATCTTGTGACGGTGACAGCAGGTCCAGAGGGAGGGTGTGACAGTGATTGTGTCGAGGGTGAGCCGCACTTGGTTACCGACCCTCGCAGCTGTGCTCCCGAGTTTACATTGTATATTCCATTTCAGTTTTGGTTTAACCGTCATGTTGGATTGTCTCTGCCGCTGATTGCGCTCCAATACCACGATGTTAAAATCACGGTGGATATCGAACAGTTGAACAACCTGTGTTGGACAAACAGCCCAACAGCGCTTTCAGCTGTTAATGGATTTGGACTTGTAGCAGCATCCCTGTATGTCGATTACATTTATCTTGATACGGATGAACGTCGTCGATTTGCGCAGGTTGCACACGAATACCTGATTGAGCAATTGCAATTTACAGGCGATGAACCCGTTGTTTCCACAAGCAACAAAATTAATATGGCGTTCAATCATCCTGTTAAGGAAATTGTTTGGGTGACACAACGAGATGACTTTGTAACATGTGACCCGGCGGTTATTGATCCGTGGAAGGGGCAACAGCCGTTTAATTACACGGACTGGTGGGACCGTGCAGTTTTGACGTCAGGGTATGACCTTACATTGGTCAAAGGGCTTGCAGGAAAAAATCCAACTGCTGTTGCCAAAATGCAACTGAATGGTCAAGACCGATTTCAGGAACGTGAAGGCAAGTATTTTAATTTGGTGCAGCCGTGGCAACACCACACAAACGCACCGGCAATTGGCATCAATGTGTACAGTTTTGCGCTGAAGCCCGAAGAGCATCAACCGTCTGGCACCTGCAACTTTTCCCGGATTGACAAGGCATCGCTCATGCTCACACTCACCAACAACACTGTTAATGCGACAACAACGGCAAAAGTGCGCATTTACGCAGTCAATTACAACGTTTTACGTGTTATCAGTGGAATGGGTGGATTGGCATACAGCAACTAAGCACGACTCAATCGTAAACACCCGTATCCCCCCGTAATTAATGCGATAAAGCTCCTTATGGTTTTAAACGCACCTTTTTGGAGGATCCCCGGCGCTGTCAATTTTTTTTCTCCGGCAGGAGTATAAAGTCATGACCTCTGGTGGATTGATGCAGCTCGTTGCTTACGGCGCCCAGGACATTTACCTGACGGCGAATCCTCAGGTTACCTTCTTCAAGCAGCTTTACCGCCGCCACTCGAACTTCTCGATGGAGTCCATTGAGCAGACGTTCAACGGTGTCGCGAACTTCGGTAAGCGTGTTACGTGCACGATTGCCCGCAACGGCGATTTGATGACGCGCGTGTACCTCCAGGCCACGCTGCCGTGCGTGGGTGCAGCGGATGTTGCAGGTACTTTAACGTCGGGTGTTTATTCTGGTGGCGCGGATGCCAGCGGTGATGCCACGTTTGGGTGGGTTGACAAGGTTGGTGCGGCGCTCGTCAAGTCCGTTGAGGTTGAGATTGGTGGACAGTCCATCGACAAGCAGTATGGCGACTGGCTCAACATCTGGAACGAGCTTACGCGCGAGTCTGGCAAGAAATCCGCGTGGACGGACCTTGTGTCTGGCGGAACGGATGTTTCGGGGGGTATGACTGATGCGTCTTGCAATGCGTGTCTCCTTAACTGCCCGACGACGGCGGCTGCGGAGAAGACGCTCTACATTCCCCTTGAGTTCTGGTTCAATCGCCACACGGGCCTTGCGCTGCCCCTGATTGCTCTCCAGTACCACGAGGTCAAGATTAACATC